CTGCTATTTCACTTGGTTCAGCAGCAATAGAAACTGGTGGAGATATAGCTGAAGGTAAAGAAGAAGCAAAAACAACTGAAAAAGATATTACATCTCAAGCAAGGGGAGATGTTGCTGCTGATGTTGTAACTCAAGCGGTTGGTCGCACTCAATAAGCCAAATACATGCTTCGCTAAATTTTTTAAATTTTTTTTAAATTTATTTTTGATAATTATTTTATATTTAGATATTATAAAATGAGTTCCTATTGGCGTAATGATGAGAAAATTAAGATTTCGCAAACACAAGTATCAATCCCGTCAACTAATGGTCGTTCCTATTCGGGGACTGCCGGACAGCTTGGTCGTCGTGTAGATTTTGAAATTCCTCCTAGTGTAAAATTTATTGATGGTAAAAATACTTATTTACAGTTTGATGTTAAACTTGCTCTTCCGGCTGGTGCTGACCCAACCCGCCTACAGCTTGATCCATTCATCGGCGGTCAGTCGGTTGTGAAGAATTTAAGAATCTATACGGGCAATCGAGCAGTTCTTCTAGAAGAAATTAGTGAATATAACGCAAAGGTTCAAATTCAGTATTCTTATGATGCTGATGATAGCATGAGAAAGATGAGAGCATTAAAAGAAGGTTGTTTAATTGATACAGTTGAGAATCGTGGGACGCTTGGGACTTCAGTTTCTAACAATATTGATACAAGGACTAACCCATACTACAAGCCAGTTGGGACTGTTCCCGTGGGTCGTGATTGGGGGACGGCTGATGATTTCCTAACTGCGAAACTAACTCTACCTATCCATTGTGGTCTATTTGCTGATGGTGGTGATAAGGTTTTCCCGTGTATGATGACAAATGGTTTATTTATTGAAATTGATTTAGAAGACCCAGCCCGATTTATCAAGCAGTTAGATAGTGTAAATCGTAATCGTAGAATGAAGCAAAATCCGGTGTTTCATGGTATTAATGCGGGGGGAGGAGCTTTAGCAATTGCGAATGCGGGTAATCATGACACAATCTTTTTAGCAAAATCTAATAATATGATTAGTGTTGAAAATTGTCCTTTTGTCAAGGGTGAGCGTATTGGTATTTGTGCTGTTGGTAATCCAAATAGTGAATGTGCCCTAACTACAACGGCAGCCGGAGATCAAGATTACCCAACCATTACTGATATTACTCTTGATGGTGGATATGTAAAACTAACTCTTGAGGAGTTCCAAAATAGTGATACTGGTGATGGTGTAGCCGCAACCTCAAATAACTTTATTGTTTTCTCCGCTGCTATTGATAAATTTAGGACACAGAATGATGATAATACAACAGTATTAATTGCGAAACAAACTTCATATGCTGCTACTTGTGAATTTTCTAACATGGAGATTGTATGTCAAAAGATAGATTGCGACCCGAGATACGAGCAAGGTATGATTTGTAAATTAAGAGAAGGTGGTTCTATTGATTTTGATATTCCAAGTGTTACTAATTATAAGCACTCTCTCTTATCAAGCAATCGTAATGCGACCGTAAATATGCAAGTATCGAATACAAGGGCAAAGTCTATGATATGTATGCCTAGTGATGCGAAGGTTCTTGATAGTGCTGATTTAATTGGTGGTCTCCGTGCTTGTTATGAAGAAGAAACAACTACTATGGATGGTCGCCTCCATTCTATTCGTAGCGGTCAAGTTGGTATTATAGACCAGCTGACACAGTATCAGCTATTAGTTGATGATAAGCTTGTTCCATCTCGTCCTATTGTTGTATCAAAGATTAATAAGGGGACAAGCATAGCAGCACAGCCTCTAATTGAATTAGAAAAAGCACTAACCCAAGCGGGTATCGTTCCTCGCTCTTTTGTTGATTACAATAGAAATTTCTTAATTGGTCGGGCTTATGCTCTTAATGATGGTGTAGCAAATCTCAATAATAAGACAAATCAGCTACAGCTATTATATAATGAGAAATCCGTAGCGGGTGTAGATCGCCCACCGGAGCATAATAAGCTCTTATATTGTTTCATGTTCCACATTCGTAGAATTTCTATTAAGGGTGATTCAGTTATGGTTACTCTCTAAACCGAAAGGGTCAAAATTATACCCTAACCCTAAAATATACCCTTGTAGAATAATTACATATAACCCTTTTATTTGTAGTAAGGTATAAAAATGACCTTTTGATTTTTCCGAAGGATAACCTTTGGTTTTCTCTATGTATTTTTTTTAATTTTTTATTTTGTATTTATTTTATGTATAATAATATATAAAATGAGTGTTTCAAAAAAGTATCTCTCGGTTCAGCCAAACAATGTTCCTTCTACGGGTAAGGTCAGTCATGCTCGTGGTAATCCAATCCTTACAATAACCCTTGGACGTCAAGATGCTATGCTTGATTTATCGTCTCTTCGCTTAAGTGGTGATTTAAATATTTGGCGTGATGCCGCCGGTACTCTTCACCCAACCGCAACTGCCGGACAAGCCTCCGAGCTTCGTGGGTCTCACAAGCTTGGTATTTATTCAGTTATAGATCAGCTTGTTTTTAGACACGCAGAAACTAAACAAGTTATAGAGCATATTAGACATTATGGACGTTTCATGGCTTCATATATGCCGACTATGGCGGGTATGCAAGATGTAGCGGGTCATTTAAGTGAAACTGCTTTAGTCTATCCCAATTATCAGTCGTATCGTGATAGTGTTATTCGTAATACTCGTGCGTCTCCCTTTTGTATTCCTCTCCCATCCGGTTTAACTCTTGGTGCTTCTCAACTCCCATTATCAAAAGTTCCTCTTGAGATTGAAATTCATTTAGCACCGGATAGCCAAGTATTTTATTCTAGTGATGCTACAACTGCTAATGTTGCTAATGCTTTCTATGAATTAAGTGGTCTAGAGGTTGCTTGTGAGGTTGAGTATGGTGTTGCTTCTCCGGATAGTGGTCTTTTGGCGTTTAACTCGATTACGTCATATTTCTCTACTCTTGAATCAACCAATAGTATTATCAACTTCAATCTTGGATTAAGTAAGGTATTAGCATCATTTGTAAATTTTGTTCCGGCGAATTTTGTAAACAATTTAGCCCAAGATGGTTTCCTTACTTACATGCCTACAAAGGGTGATGGAGCAGTAGCTAATCTTGAGACTATCTCCTTCCTTCGTAATGGTGAGCGTTTCCCCTCTGCTTTTGAGGTTAAGTCGGTTCGTAGTGCTTCTAATGAAACCCCCGTTGTTGATCCTCAAGTTATTAAGACTTTCTTATCGTCTATTATTCCCGAAAAGCACCACACCCGCACTAGTGTATCGCCTCTTAATACTAATCGCTCTTTCACAAGCAACCAAAATGCCGTAACAAGCTATAGATACATTCCGGACACGGGAGCGGCTTATGGTGTTGGTGTTCTTTATGATATGCTTGATAGTGAAGGCGTTGATTTTAGCCAGTCCCAGTTTTCTATTCAAATGACAAATGGTTTAGATGATGGTAACCCAGTTTCGGCGTATCTATTCATTAAGTCCAAGGTTGTTGTAGCATGGTCGGCTCAAGGCGTAGAAGTGGTAATGTAAAGTTTTTGCGAAGCATAATCTATGATTTTTCCGAAGGATAACCTTTGGTTTTTGCGAAGCATAATCTATGATTTTTTCTATGTAAATTTTTTTTTATTAAATTTATTTTTGTTTTTTTATATATTTTAAATAATATAAAAATGAGCGATATGGATTCTAAACCCGATGTATCTGATGACCGCATCCCCGACCTTATTAAAATTGGTGCTATTCCGTCTTCATACGGACAAATGCTTCACACCGATGTAATTGACCCAGTTACTTTCTCGCAGAATAGAGTTCGATTCACTCTTCAGCGTGTTGCCGGTTTCCTTCATTCAAATTCAAAGGTTACTCTTGCTGTAACTCCTCTCACAACTACTACTGCTTTTTACCCTCTCAATATTGGTATTTCTAACCTTGTTAGGTCTGCTGCCCTTCGTATTGGTTCTCAAACTGTTTGTGAGATTGATGATTACGACCAGTTCCATGCCTATCAGTCTATGTTTATCTCTAATGAAGACAATAAGGAGAGAGAGCAGTTTTTATCGCAGAGGTGTATCTCTCACCAGCCGGTTTATGATGACCGCACGGCGAATACAACTGATAAACCACCAAACTCCGCTAAAAAGGTTGGTCTAGATGTTGGTAAAAATGCTACTGTTCCCGCCGCTGGTGGTGCTGGTACATTTGAGCTATTACCATTTATGAAACATTCAGCAGCATCCGCACAGACGATTGCTGACGCTCCCGTGTATTCAGTTTACTTAAGCGACCTTTTCCCATTCCTTAAATTTAATCAGCTCCCTCTATTCATGATAGACCAAGAAGTCCATATTGATATTGAGTTCCAGCCAACTACATCGTCTCTTTCTGCTGCTGGTCTCTCTCGTCGTATGTGTATTGATGCTACCGAAGGTGGGACTCCGGCAAATACTGTAGTTGAATACCAAGTTAATCAAGATGAAGTAAAACTTATTTATGATTCTATTACTTTTGATGGTGATATTATGGATAAGTATAGGGAGAAGAATAAGTCCGGATTAACTTTCCAGTATGTTGATTATCGCCTTGCGAAGAGGACGGGCAACCAAGCAGCATTCGCCAATCTTAACTTTCAGCTTGGTGGTAATGGTCGCCTTGTATCAAAGGTTATTATGGGTCTTCAGCGTAATGAAAACTTCACACCGGTTTCACTTCTTAATGGTGTTGGTGCGAAGGATGTTCTGCCGGCTGAATCACTTTCTATCAATCTATTATACAACGACCTTTATGAATTTAATGTTGATCGTAGCAACACTGCTTTACTTTTCCACACTACCCAACATGCTGAAGGTAAAGTGCCTATGGTTACACGAGACGAATATCAAACAAGTGGAGTTTCGGCACTTACTACTGAAACTATGGAGGGACACGCACAGAATAGTGGGGCAGCTGGTATCGGTGGTCTATTCCGCTGGACTGCTATTAGACCCAATAAGGGTCAGCGTGTAAATAACAAGGGTATGGATTTAACCTACAAGGCAACTGGCTTACCAGCTGATAATTACACTCTCCGTGTTTACCTTGAGATGCTTAAGGTTGCGAAGATTGAGAATGGTCAGTTTTCGTGTTATTTTGCTTAAATTTTTTTTCTAAATTAAGATATAAATGTTATATTATTTAGCGATTATTAGAGAGTATTTTG